AAACAACCTACACAGAGGGTATTGCATTACTTAAAGCAAATAATATCCCGATTGACGCTACTTCTGAATTTATTGTATCAACTCTAACCCGTGCTGATTATCAAGCATACCTAGTGAATGTAGCTAAATCATATTCTAAAGAAACTGCAGAAAGTATTCGTAATGTTTTGGCTCAAGGTCAGGAAATGGGGCTAAATAAAGAAGAATTAGCCACTCGACTACGTGAGATTATGAACACTGACGAATGGAGAGTGCAGAGGCTAGCGCGCACCGAAGAACATCGTTCTGCTAATAAATCCAGCGTTGATGCGATGAGCCAGTTAATGAATGAAACGGGTACTAAGATTTACAAAGTATGGCACACTGTTTCCGCAAATCCATGTGAGTTTTGTCAGGCTATGAATGGTAAAAGAGAACTCGTAACAGACTCATTCTTACCAAAAGGTGAAAACGTCGTTGGGACTGATGGTGGCATTTTTAACAATAACTTTGTAGATGTTGATGCGGCAGATCTACATCCAAATTGTCATTGTCGTGTTAAATATGAAGTGGAGAAGTGATGAAAGTCAAATGTCCGCACTGTGATAGATATCTGTTTGAAACAGACAACACATTGATTGTTCAAAACGTAAAATGTTCATATTGCAAGAAGCGTTTTAACCTCAAGGTCGTAACACCTCAATCATCCGAAGCTGATATTAGACTGAAAATAGATTAAAGAATTGGCGGTTCACTCCAAGTATATTTAGCTAGACAGAAATTATATTTGTCTTTAGGGTGTAGTTTGTTTTGGCAATCTTTAAACGGAATTGGCATCTTTTCTTCTGCATCTTTAATTTTAATCTTTTTACCATACCTAGATCTACAATTTTCACAGCAACTATTACTAGATACATATAGATAATCTTGCTCAGGATTATTTAACATAATCATGAGCTTACAATAAGCAATATTATTTTCGACACTAGACTCTAACAGTGATCTAGGATCTCTCCCACAGTCATTTTCATATATTGCAACCAAATGTTCCAGTCGCTCTACTGCTTTTACCATCCTTAATGGATCATTTGATAGGGTATCCGGAAATCTTCGCATTATATCCCATATCACATCGCGAGAAGCTGGTTCGACCGGAAAAGACTTGCGCCGACTTTCCAAAATATTTCTTGCAAAATCAACAGTTATATCGAAGTCCGGCATATTAAGCATATGAGAAAAACAATCCGCCGCAATTGCATCTTGAGGTTTTAATAAATCACTAGCAAATAATCTATTATTAGATCTTACGTAAAACCGATTGCCACACTCTGGACATTTTTTGCCACGGGTAGGTGGCTCGTCAAAAATGTGTCCACAATGTGGGCATACATTGGTGTTACGATTTTTATAATCACCATAAACAGTTGCTATTTCTCTTGGACTGTCTTCTACTGAATCAAAATCAAGCTCGTCATCCTTAATATTATCAATTTTGAATGCGTTGAATGGTTCATTTACCTTATCAGTGATATTGGGTATTGCTTCATTTAATTTTGAAATTATATTTTTGTTATAAAAATCTTGTGCTTTTTTCTTAATTTTGTCGAGCAACATAATACCTCCATATGTTACTGCTTATTTTATCACGTTTTACTGCCACCCTATATCTTTACATAATCACTTTTGATGAAGCAGATGTCCATATGGATGCAGAATCGCAAATACTAAATTAACTCTAAGGAAAACATGACAATTAAACAGAAAATTGTTTCAGTTACCGGCAAGCTCTCTACTAAGAGTGTTGATGGTGAAAGAAGAATTGTCTTTGTCGCAAGTTCTAATAACGAAGATCGTCATTATGAGCATGTAGATGTAGCAAGCTTACGCTTACCATTAAAAGGTGGTGGAGATATTACTGTTTCGGCTATCCCAAGCGAAGGCGTAAGTGAAGTCATTGATATTCCTTTAATGTTGAACCACAGCGGTGATGTTCGTGATGTGATCGGCTCCATTCGTGCTGCTTACTTCTCGAATAATGAACTAACATTTGAAGCTGGTATTTCCAAGCGAGAAATCGCCCAAGAAATGCTCACACTGCTTGAAGAAGGTCATCTGTCTAATGCGTTCTCGATCACAATGATTGACTACGATTACAATATTGACTCTGAAACAATCAGCAAAGCTGAAGTGATTGAGGTCTCACTGGTCTATCGTGGATCCAACAAGGAAGCAAGATTACTTGCCATTAAATCTTTATTAGGAGACGAAATGAAGACAAAACAAAACGACAATTTTGGTGATGCTAATGGTGATGGAGAAAACCACACGGTCATTCCTGAAGCCACAGAAGCTCCCGAAACAGTTGGCGAAACTCCTGCTGGAGAAACAGAAGCTCCTAAGGCTCCTGATAATTCAGAGGAAGAAGCCGCTAACGAATCAGAGGGTGAAACTCAAGAAGTACTCGAAACTAATAATACTGAAGAAAAGGAAGAAACTATGAACAACAAAGAAATTGCAAAAGATGCAGTTGTGGAAAAAGGTGTCATGCCTAACCAGCCAGCCTCTGCAAATAACTACCTCAAAACAAAAGCTGCACTTGTAGACTTTAAGAATATCGTTCTTAAAAACCACCGTGGTTCTAATGAACAAATCATGCGTGAATGGAACGAAAACCTTAAATCTAAAGGTGTAACCGGTGATGCTATCATGCCATCCCAGATTGAAAATATCTTCTTCAAGGCTTGGGTCGATAATCCTGGTATTTTGGCAACTTTCCGTACAGTAGGAGTTAAAAGTGCTGCCGTTTACGCAATTGGTACTAGTGATACCGCTAATGGACACAAAAAAGGTGATGCAAAAGCTGACCAGTCTCTGACCAACGTTCGTCGTGATCTTAAAGGTCTTGGTATCTACAAAAAGCTTCCAATTGACTTGCAAGACCTCTACGATGATGAAACTGGTGAATTGCTTGCCTTCCGTGTTGAAGAATTAGCTGCACGTGTCGCTAACGCTATTGCAGTCGGTGCTTTAATCGGTCAAGGAACTGGTGATAAGGCTACCTTACAAGGTACTCGTGGTCTTTATCCAATGCTTGCCGACATCAATGCAACTAGTGGTTATGGTTCAAATGTTGCTACCAAAGTTACAGGTGAAACTGGAGAGGGCAGCTATGAATTGGCAGTCCGTGCCGTTGGCGCCGTCAAGGACGAGAAAAACGCCGGTAAAATCTTGGTTGTACCAACTGGATTTACTACTGAACTTAAATTAGCTAAAGGTTCTGACGGACACTTGATGTTCCCAGCAGGTTCTAACTTTGCTAATTTACTTGACGTAAAGCAGATCTTTGAAATTGACGAGCTTGTCGGTAAAGATGTCAAGGCTATTGCATACGCTAACCAAAGCTATGTCTTAATTGGTGAACCTACCGCGACCGTACGTACTGATTTTGATACCAATAAAAACCAAGACGTCATGCTTACTGAGCGTTATGTCGGTGGTTCTGCACAAGGCTACAAGACTGTTGCCGGCGCATTTGCACATGCTTAATCAATTAAACTAAGGAAAGGACGATCAGATGAATAATTACCAACCTGTGCTATCACAAGATGAAGTAGTTGCTCTGCTTGGTCGTCCTCTTTCTGAGGTTGAAATTAAGAACTTTAATATTTACTTTGAAATCGCTGATCTAAAACTAAAGGATTTACTTTGCTTATCTAATCTTCCAAATCCAATTCCTGCTGACCTCAAAATGCTTCTAGCTAAAATGTTTGGCAGTATTAAAGCGACACAGGATTTTGAACATAATAATGGAGTGGAATCAAAACGAGTAGAAGATTTTTCTATCAACTATACAGCTGACAAGAAAAGTCCAATGAGTTTAGTTTTATCTAATGAAAGTGCAACGCTTCTAAAGTACAGTCAATGTTCGAGCGGTATTATGCACGGAAAGACGATGTTATGACCGTGTTTGATATGTTTGTTGAGGTACCCTTTGAATATCTAACGATTAGCCGAGGTGAAGTATATGGCAACCGAATTATAGGTCAAAAAACTCTCCGAGGTATCGTTAAGATTAAAGAAGGCTTGATTTCGCAAGGCAATCAAGAAACACGAAAATCAAATAACACCGTTCATGTCCACCCAGAAGATTTTACTGGCTTAACTTGCGAGCAGATTATCGGCAACGGTATTCGCTACAATAATGCTGATTATTCGATTGTTGGCGTAACTGAAGGGCGTAATTTCGACACTAATGAAATTGAACACTTAACCTTAACGCTTGAAAGGGCTGAATATGTCGGTGATAATTAGAACTAACACGAAGCTTTTCGAGCGGATCGAACGAGAGAACTGGAGAAATGGTTTGCGTGCTATGGGTGATAGAATCCTGATGGATGCTATTGCATTAGCTCCAGAATTAACCGGTGAACTAAAAAGCGATGGACGAGTCGAAGTTGTGTCTGATTCCGAAGTACACGTTAAGTTCGGGGATGCTAGGGTGCCATATGCCAGACGTCGACACTTTGAGAATAAGAAAAATCCTCATACTAAATATTA